TTACGATAACCTTTAACCCAATCAGTTTTACACTCACTAGGTAAATCTCTTTCACGGAGAAAGTGTCTAAATTGTGTCAACCTATCTATTAGAAAATCTAATATTCTAATCATTATGTTCCATTATATCAGGTAATGTCTAACTTGTCAAGCAGCTGTGAATGGGTCATATATCTAATATTGAGCAACTTACTCCATTCGGGTAGTTTTCGGCACGTTGGGACTTCAGACTCATCCTTGTTGACCTTATAAAACGTTATATCTGGACACCATCCCATTAGCGTTCTCCATTGGTCTATCCAATTAACTGACGGTGTAGGTCCACCTGATTTTGTAGTATAATTAGGTGTACCTTTATAAACATTATTAATCATATTTGTATCACTTTCTAAATCGTGGCCTATTAAATAAACTTCTGTAGGTTTCTCCACTCTACAAGCAATAAAACCACTAGTTGAACCTGAAGCCCAACCGTGGTCCTGAAATTTTATATCAACATCTTTAAAATCGTGGGACTTATCTCCATCTTTTATCCAAGATATATACAATTGGGACTTCTTAATATTCTTTCTAACAATTTCTGGATAATGCTCTGCAACTTCTCTTTTACCTTTAATAATACCAACTATACCTTTAATTGTAGAACCGTGCATAACAAATTCAGTTGATATACCTTTCTCATTTGTTTTAATAGCATCAAAATGTTTTACAATATCTAATTCAGCCTTATCAGCAAAACCTAATGCCATTGTTTCGTACATATAAGCAGGTACTTTTGACCAACCTCTAAAATAACAAGGAACTCTTTGTGCATAACCACTATGATATATTTCGTGGCATATACCATAATCAACACTTGTCAATACATCTATTAAATCAGGATTGTCCCTATACATAGCATTGCAACCATATATCTTACCTTTGCCTTTTAATTTTTCTATTGGAAAACTTAAACGGTTCTCACCGTTGCCTATACAAAATACTCTATCTGGCATTTATCCTGTCCATAGCTTCTATAATTTCTTTTGTTTTAAAATCATATCTTGGTTGTATTGTACTTAAAACTTTTCTAATAGCTTTAGGATATAATTTATGTTCTTCATTTAAAACTTTCAGTTCAAGTGATTCTTTTGTTTCATCTTTATCTATCTTCACTTTACTTTGCATAATAATTTCTCCTGAGTCTAATTCTCCTGTAGCATAATGAACCGTACAACCAGTATATTCTTCTTTGTTGTCTAATACTTGTTTATGCACATTTAATCCCTTGTACTTTGGTAATAATGATGGATGAATATTTAAAACTTTATATTTTTTAGTAAATGCACTATTTAATTTTCTCATAAATCCTGCCATACAAATTAAACTAATATTATACTTGTTAATTTCATTAATGATTTGTCCTTCGGACTCTATAATTTCAGAAGGTATATTATATTGTTTTGCATACTTTAACCCAAATGCTTTTGGACTACTACTCATTACTACTTTAACTTGTTCGCCAAAGTTTTTAATGATTGAAAGTAAATTGGAACCTCTACCAGATATTAATACTGCTATGTTTATCATCCTTTTACCAATGGCACAAACACTACACCTATTAATTCTTCTACTTTATAAGGCACATCATCTTCCATTTTGGTACACAATTTTAATACACCATTATGTGGTATAATCATTTTACCACCCACATTTAATTGCTTAATCAACTCTTGTGGAATCTCATTTGACATAGCTGTAACTATAATTCTATCATAAGGAGCATTCTCTTTCCATCCTTTATAGCCGTCACCAACTTTTAATTTAATGTTTATATATCCTAATTGTCTTAATAATTTTTCAGTCCTTTGTGATAGTTTAAAAATTCTTTCTACTGAATAAATATCATAAGCCATTTCTGCTAATATAGCGGCTTGATAACCTGAACCTGTACCTATTTCTAATACCTTATCTAAAGGTTTTATATTAAGTTTATCGGTCATATATGCCACAATAAAAGGTTGTGATATTGTTTGACCAAAACCTATTGGTAAAGGTGTATCTAAATAACCAGCACCCTTTTCTTTTATAAATTTATGTCGTGGTACTTGTTGTACTGCCTGTAGCACTCTATCACTAATAGACTCATCATAAGTCTTAATAATTTTAATCATTTCTTTCATATCTCTAATGTGTGCCATATACCATCCTCTCTATTGGCAGTTTTGCTTTTCTCATTAGGTATAATCTTCTAAAATGCTTTTGTAGGTTCTTTTCTTTCTTTTCTTAACCTTTATATCTTTCATTTGAGGTTGTTCGTCTGTAGATGGTTTATTCTTTCTTAAAAATTCTAAAAATTGATTTTTATAACCGCTGTTTGTATCTCCAGGCATTACAGCAAACTCATCTATACCTGCTTGTTCAATCATCCTATATTTAATGTTTGATTGTTTTTTTTCTTTTTGTATTCTTCTAATAAAAGCATAATATATTATTTGTGTAAAGTAAGCAAACGGATTGTTTGATTTGGCTGGGTTAAAATTTTTAAGATATTGTAAGCAATTTTCTATACCATCAGAAATCATATCATCTCTAAAAGTATAATTTATAAAATTAGGTCTATAAGATAAGTGATTAGCAATCTTTAAAAAACACTCACCTATATAATTTGTTACAGGTGGTGATTTACGCCCTCTTTTGTCGTTTTTCTCACACTTGTCCTTAAACTCTATCATCGCTAATAGGAACTTTTTATTATCTACGTAATGTTGGGATTTCTTTTTTGTTTTTAATTTTGTAGTCATAATATAATAATACTATAATTTTTGGGATTTGTCAAGCTTCTCCAAGTTTTTTTGTGATTTTTTTTTCGCTTAAATCCAGCACTAGGATTGCGATCCGAAAAATCCTTTATGTATTCAGAATATATCTGCTACAAAGGATGATATGCCTTTAACTAAACACCAACTTCAACAGAATGTGAAATATTGTTTGTTGAACAATGATCTACTCTAGTATTGTTATGTTCAGTTACAACTGCTTGATTATTATATTCATTATAAGCTTCTTCGTTAGCAAAGATCATTTCAAAAGTAATATTTAATGGATTAATATCACCTGTTGCAACAAGTTTTTGTGTAATTTTACCCTCATCAAACATAGTGTTGATTAGTGTAGTTAATCCTGCTGACATCTTATGCAAAGACACTTCAGCACTCGGTTTTGTATATTTAGTTCTTATTTTATAACTCATATTTCTATTTATGCTCCTACATACCTGTATTATTGTCTTTTTTAATTTATTATTTTCATAGGTGCTTGACATGTGGGAAATAGATGATATAATACCTATGTGGGTTGTTGCTAGAAAGCTAGCTACCTCACGTTAGTGAATCTTTTTACTAGGCATATTCATCCAGTTAACCATATCCTTTAAGTTCTTCTTATTAATATTCTTATCATTTGATGGCGGAAGTTCGTCTCCCCATTCGTCATCTTTCATATCTCTTTGTATAAATCCTGGTAAAGCTTGTTTTGATTCTCTCAATGAACCAACAAGTTTACCATATCTATGTGTAAATTCATTAGTAGCATTGCATATTGTGACAATTTTATCAACAGGTATAGTTACAATTCTCTCATCTGTAAAACCAACCCATTTAACTAGCGCAATATAATCAGATATACCGTGTTCAGTAATACGAGGAATGTATTTTATTAACATCGGCTCTTGTAATCTCAATAGTTTTGAGCTATCAGGTAGTTGATTTTCTTTAAGAGGAAATTTGCAACAAATTTCTTCACCAGAAACCAGTCTTAATATCTTAACAGATTTTGTATCAATTCTATTAATCATACTACTATTTATCTTTTCCATTCAAGGAAACGCTATGTATTTCATAGTTAAATCCTTCTCTATTGTATAATTCAACTCGTTCCTGGAAGTGTGTTAAAGTAAAGTTTTTCTTACCTTTGTATGCTAGATCATCTGACAGGTCATAGACCGTAGCGCTTTGTTTCTTATCACCAACACGTAAGCCACGACCTATAGATTGTAATACTCTTATAGGACTCTTACTAGGGCTACTAAAAACAATGTTGTGTAAATTACGAATATTGATACCAGTACTGAACGTCCCGAAAGAAGCGACAATAATTGCATTGTCAGACTTCTCCGTGATTTCTCTAATTTTTTCTCTATCATCTGTTTCTGTTCCACCATAAACGAAAAACACCTTTCGCTTAGGGTCTGCTTTCTCTTTAATAAATTGATGTAATTGATCTCCGTGCTTTTCAACTAGTTGGAACAAACATAAAGTATTTCCATTTAGTGCCAAGGCAAGATTTCGTATGTATTTATTACGAGCAGTATTTTGAGTTAGGTATTCTAGTTCTTCAAAGTATTTTACACCATATACTTTCTTTGCCTCTACCTCAGGATACTTTAGATTTAAACAGACAATTTTTAAATTTGAGAGTTGTTTTCTATCTATCAATTCTTTTGTTGATACAACCTTATTAACCATACCAAATAGGCCTTGCAATACTAACTTATGTGTTCTACTATCATCTAAAGTGCCTGTCAAACCTATTCTATATTTACAATCAACAAGTTTGGTCATAATTTTTGTCAATGATACTGCTTTAAATAAATGTGCCTCATCACCTAGTACAGCCCCATAATCTTTAAAAAATTGTTTTGGAAGTTTATATAATGATTGCCAAGTTGATATAACAACTCGTTTGTTTTCATCTATTTCATAACCGTGATATTTTCTACTAACATTTTTCTCTACATTAAACCCATAGTCTTTGAAGTCTTTATATAATTGTTCCACCAATGAGGTTGTAGGAACAACAATTAAAATATTATTATCAATGACATTAAGGTAGTGTCTTACCAACATATAAATGATTAATGATTTTCCTGAGGCAGTAGGCGATAATATTATGCCTCTATCATATTCCAAGGCAAATTTAAAACCTTCAATTTGATAGTCCCTCGGCGTGATAGATAGTTCATAAGAGTCTATTAAATCGTTTATGGCGGCGGCTGTGTGTGTTTTAAATGTTAAAATATCACTAGATTCAATGATATGTACATTTTTCTCTTTACACCAATGTTTTAAGTAAGGGTACAATCCAACGTATAATTGACCTGTAGCATACGAATATAATCTAATTTTTCCATCCCAAAATCTATTACGAAATTGGGGTGTAAACTTAAAACCAGGGACCTCAAATGAAAAATAATCAGACAATTCTCTACGGATGCTAGCGTCAGCATCAATCCGAATGTAAACATCATTGACCTTGTCAACTATAATGTTTTGCATTTTTTAGATAACGCCAGAAGTGAATTTACGCCACTCAATTGCGTTCTTTATTTGAAAGGAACGATTTGCAATTAATCTGATTGTCTTATCCAAATAGTTAACAGTACTCTCAATATAAGTTACCTTTTGTTCTAACTTAATTAAGTCTTTATCTGATTTTAGATATTTGTCAACGTCTGGTTTTAAAATTTTAAGATTAAAAGGATTTTCTCTATAGACTTGTGGGTCTGCTTTACCTGTGTAATATTCCCACTTATCTCTAATCATTATATCTCTATCTTGTTCTGCTTTTTTTAAGAGATTAACATATTGATTGTGAAATTTGCAATACTTATTATGTAAGGCAGGTGTTTTTAACGACTCAATGTCTAATTCTGTATCGTTTAATTTTAAATCTTTATCTGCTAATTCCTGCAATTCATCAAATGTCATAATAACTCCATTATATCAGATTAGGACTAAAAAGTCAATAATCTATGATGTCGTTTCCACAGTTCTACCAGCACCAACATTAGCAAATTCATAAATTTTATATTGAAATGTTGCTGTAGCATTTAAATAATCAACGTCTGTGGCCTGCTGATTATAGTCTAATCCAGATAGTGATATTGGATATATATCTCTAAATCTGACTTCTATATTGGCATTGTTTTTACTTGTCAATATAAAAAGTGTAGAATCAGAATACAAACCACCATCATCTGGAGTTTGTTTAGATACAACACCGTGTTCTTTTGAATAATCTTCGCTTGTTGTTGTTGGGTATCTATCTGTCCCAGCACCTTGCAATGTTCTATATTGAGAGTAATCTTTTGGAAAACCTAAACCTGTCATCCATCCGTGTATCTCTCTATAGTTTTCTAAATTTTCATCTACCAAAAAACTAATACCTAAAGTATCATAAACTACTTTATCTCCAGGCATAGGTATATCTTTCAAAGGTGTAGGTAATTCAGTTGAACCCATTGTAAGACCTGGTATATTAGCTGCTGTGCAAAAATACTCAACTTTAGGTAGTTTGACTATACTAAATCTAAATTGCGTTGGACTTGCATAGTCCATTTTAGTCGGTTGTCTATCTATAGCTTTTAGTGTTGTCATAATAATAACCCTATTACTAAACCTATCAATATTCCTTCACACCAAAATGCCCACCTATGTGAACCTTTTGCTGTATGTTTTTTTATAAATTCTTTTGTCCAATCATTCATACTACTATTTATATGTTAACTGTACAGTATGCTAATGCCAATATTATAATAGCAAACACAAAAATATAGAGATATTCTATTAATATTGTTCTCACCCATTTCTTCATACTACTATTTATATCTATTTAATAAGGGTAGAATTGTCTGTGTTAATCTTCTACCCTTAATAATTATTTATATCTGGAATTTAGACCAAAAAAAAGGGCGACCGAAGCCGCCCTTCTTAATTTGTTATTCAACAAATATTACATGATGTTTTTTACTTGAACACGTCTGTAGTATCTGTTAGCATTGATTGCACCAACACCGTCAGAAACAATTGCTGAACTAGCACTTGCACCAGCAAAAGGATTAGCAACAAGACCGTATCTCGTCTTAAATCCAATTTTTGGCTGGAAAGTATCTTGTCCAACAGCTCTTACCATTTGTAAAGGTACATATGGGCAGTAAAATAATCCTGCGTCATATGGCGATGTTCCTTTGTAACCAACAACATAGTATTGTTTAGTAGGACTTGCATTTGAAGCTAAATTAGCAGCATATGGGTCTATATAAACTTTAAACTTACCGTTTAATACACCAGCAAAAGTATTGCCAGTATCGTCAACGTTTAGGTTGTTGTTTAACGCAGGAGTGTAATCTAACACACCAGCCATTTGTAAAGCACTAGCAACGTCTGAAGAGCAGATAATCATATTACCTTTTCCACGTCTTGTTCTTTGTGCGATAGTATTAGCATCTCTTTCCAATTGGAACATAAGGCCTTTAAATCTTTCAACAGACCATCTACCATTAGAGTCTGTGTCAAGGTCAAATATACCAGCGGTTGTTGTGTTAATAGCAGCGTGTGAGTTGTCGTTATCAGCAGCGCCGACTTCAGCAGTTCTGTAAACTGTTCTAACTACTTCTCTATTGATTTCCGCAAGGATCTCAGCAGATAAGATGTTTGATAATTCAGTTTCAGCGTCTAAACCATGGATTGCTTTTAAATCTTGTGCAAGTTCCATAGTATATTCTGCTTTAAGTGCTCTGCTTTTCGCAGTCACAGTTGATTTTTCAATTGAAAATGCCATCTCAGCAAAACTGTTAGCAGCAGCGTCTCCAAGTGCCTCAGCGTAATCAGTCGTCATACCAGTACCAGCAGTATAGCCAGTAGATGTTCCGATTGAGTCGTTAAGTACAGCAGGGTTTTCGCCTGTGTGTGCAGGACCAGTTTTATCTGCTACAGATGATCCAGCAGCATTTCTACCACTAAAGTCTGTATCAGCTTCGTCAAAAAGAGCTTCACCACCACTTTGAGAGGCATATCTGCTTCTCATAGCGAAAATCAAGCCTGTTGGGCCTGACATTGGTTGTACGCCAGCAATATCGTAAGCGATAAGGTTAGGCATAGCTCTTCGTACTAAGCTAATTAAAATAGGATTCCAATTAGATACTGAACTACCAGTTGCGTTTGCAGGAGCTGCTTCACTTAAAAACTGAGCATCTTCTTTCAAACTTTTTTCTTGGTTTTCCAATATCATTGATGTAACGGCACGTTTGTAACTGTCCTTCACTTCGGGAAGATCAGGATGATCTAAAACGGGCTGCCACTTTTGTTGTATTGATTCAGATAAAAACATATTTCTATCTCTCCTTCTTTTTAGTTATTAACTAAAACCCCTATCTATTTAAGATAAGGATTTTTCTTTGTTTTACTAATTGCAGCA